GTTTCCCAGTCACGATCCCGTGGGGGAGAGGGACGGATTTAAGGTTTACAAAGATCGCATAGAAACCCCTGGCGATGGTGTAATAATCTTCCAGGGAATGCAGGACCACACTGCAGAGTCGATAAAATCATTAGAAGGTTTTAAGAGGGCTTGGTGTGAAGAGTCGCAAACTCTTTCCAAAACATCATTAAAGCTCCTTCGCCCAACAATCCGCGCAAGCAATTCAGAACTTTGGTTTAGTTGGAACCCTCGACGAAAGCAAGACCCTGTGGACGTAATGTTAAGGCAGGGGCAGACACCAACTAACTCGCAAGTGGTTAAGGCTAATTGGTCTGATAACCCTTGGCTCCCTAAAGAGCTAGAACAAGAGCGCCTGGATTGCTTAGAAGGCGATCCAGATCAGTATGGTCATATTTGGGATGGAGAGTATATAACTGTGTCAGATGGCGCTTATTTTGCGAAACATATTGCTTTAGCTAAGAAGCAAGGAAGAATTTCAAACGAAACAAGCGTAATTGATATTCCTGAAGACCCTTTAATGACTGTCAGGCTTTTTGCTGACATTGGGGGGACAGGGGCCAGAGCTGATAATTTCGTATTTTGGGCTGCTCAATTTGTTGGTGATCGAATTAACTGGATTAACCATTATGAGACACAAGGCCAGCCGATAGGGGCGCACTTAGATTGGCTTAGAGGGCAAGGGTACACTCCGGAAAGGGCGCAAATTTGGCTGCCACATGATGGCGAGACCAACGATAGGGTTTTGGATATTTCATATCGCAGTGCGTTAGAAAAAGCAGGTTACACGGTTGAAGTTATCCCCAATCAAGGCAAGGGGGCAGCTAAGCAGCGGATAGAATCGATTCGAAACAATTTCAACCGGATGTGGTTTGATAATAAATGTCAGTCTGGGATAGAAGCTTTGGGCTGGTATCACGAAAAGAAGGATGATGCTCGTAACATAGGTCTAGGCCCTAATCATGATTGGTCGTCTCATTCAGCAGACGCAGCAGGGTTAGGCTCAATCGTTTATGCGCCGCCAAAAAATAAACGACAACGCAACAAGAAACCGCGAATCAATATTGCATGAAACTAACTGATGAAAATATAGCAACGATAATTGCAGCCGAAGAACAGGCAGCTCTTGATTACGAAGGAGAGCTGTCTAAGAAGCGGGCTAAGAATTTAGATTATTATAATTGCCAGCCATTCGGTGATGAAATCGAGGGCCAATCTCCAACAGTGACAAGTGATGTTTCAGACGTTGTAGAGTGGATGCTCCCCTCATTAATTAGAATCTTCACCCAAGGCAAGTTGATTGCCAAAGTTGACGCTATTAACGGTGATAACGAGAAAGAAGCCGAAGAGAAAACGCACCTAGCCAATTACTATTTCATGCAAGAGAATAACGGCTTATTGACACTGTATAACATGTTTAAAGACGCGCTACTCCAATATACCGGAGTGGTGAAAGTGTCATGGGAAGAGCCAAAGAAAGTAAAAACAACCAAGTATGCCGGGTTAAGTAAAGAGGAGCTGTTAAAGCTTCAAGCTACCCCGGGCGTTAAGGTTGACGACGTTGTTTATCAGGATAAGCCTACTGGCAGAGAATACGACGCAAACAAAGTTGAGATCACAGAGAGCGGGAAAGTTTGTTACTACAATGTCCCCCCTGAGGAGTTTGTGGTCGCCAAGTCTGCTAGAGATTTTATTAATCCTAGCTTTATAGGTCACAGATCACCAAAGACTCGGTCTGATCTCCTTGAAATGGGTTTCGATAAGGCGACTGTTGTCGCGCTACCAGCTGATGATTATTACCAGGCATCAGAGCAAAAGGCGGCGCGCTACCATGATTTTAATGGCGTAGAAAACACCAACCCCTCATCTCACAGCCCTAAAGACACTATCTATTTAGGTGAATACTATATCGAAATTGATGTTGATGGCGACGGAATTACAGAGTTATGGAAAGTCTTTTTTGCTGGTAATAAAGTTTTGGAAAAGGAACAGGTTGAAGAGCATCCATTCGCAGTAGTTGTCCCTATACCAATTCCCCATAGAGCAATCGGATCATGCCCAGCAGAGCAAGTGGCAGATATCCAGTACAGAAAAAGCACGCTCGTAAGGCAAATGTTAGACAATATCTATCAGTCTAATTACCCGCGAGTAATGCATTCTAACAAAGTTGAGTTAGACGATCTGCTAACCCCAAGAGCAGGTGGAACTATTGAAATAGATACAAATGCAGGCGATGTGGCAGGCCATGCAGTGCCACTAGTTATCCCGAATATGATTGAAGGGGTAATGTCTGCAATTGAATACACCGACCAAGAACGGGAAATCAGAACAGGTATAACTCGATACAGTCAGGGATTAGATGGTGAGGCGCTAAATAAAACGGCTACCGGGTTTAAGGGCATTATGGATGCCTCACAGCAACGCCTATACCTTGTTGCAGCCTTATTTGCTGGTGGTGGAGTTAAACAGTTATTCGAGAAAACCATCTCAACTCTCGCGAAATATCAGGACACAGGGAAGCAGATTAAGGCATTAGGCCAACCAATGGAGATCAACCCTAAAGCATGGGGTGATAACTCTCGATGTGTCGTTAATGTCGGTATGGGCGGCGGAGACAGGCAAGAAAGAATCCTTAACCTAAACAATATTCTCTCTATACAAGAACGGTATATAGAATCTGGTTTAGTGCTTGCTGATCAATCCAAGATATTTAACACATTAGAAAAACTGGTTGATGAAGTTGGATTAAAAGAGGCCGACGAATACTTTAATAATCCAGAAGTGCCAGAGCAATTACTAATGGCCAAGCTTGAGATGCTGTTTAAAGAAAATCTACAGCTTAAGCAGCAGGCGCAAGTTAATCCATTGGCGGAGGCTGAGCTAATAAAGGCTAAGGCTAAGATGGCTGAAGTGTCGGGCAAAGAAAACAACGACATTAGAAAATTTGTGATGAAAATGGCGCAAGATGATTCGCACTTTAGAGCCGAGCTTGCCAGAGGATTGACAGAGTTAGAACTAAAATATCAACAAGACGTGCCAGGGGCGGTCATTTGAGAGAAGAAGCGGAACTATCAGAAGCATCTGTTAGGGGTGAGAGAGCTAAGCAGATACTAAACGATAAGTTAGTGAAAGGCGCTTTAACTAGTATGCGGGAGAGCGTTTATCACAATATATCGACGTCACATTTTAAGGCAGTTGATGAGCGTGAAGACCTGTATAAGATGCTTCAAGCTATTACCCATTTTGAGAATGAATTTAAACGTCATATAAGTGGCGGAAAGAAAGCGAGATCAATGTTAGATAAACTTTTTAATAAAGGTGAATAAGTATGCCAACCAGTAATGGAGCTACTGATGTACTGGGCGCGACGCGCCTTTTAACTGAGCGAATGCAAGCCGAGCAGTCATTGCCAACGGAAGAGCAAGAGCCAGAGCAGGAAACCCCTGCGAAACCTGAAGCTATTCAAGATGAGCCGGAAACACCTCCAGGTGATACAGACGCTGAGATTGAAAAGTACAAGGTTAAAGTTGATGGAGAAGAGCTAGAAGTCACCCTTGATGAGTTGCAGAAAGGCTACATGATGGAGGCCAATTACCGCAACAAGACCACAGCTTTGAATCAGAAGCGTGAGAGCATCGAGGAAAAAGCTCTAGAAGTCGATAGGCAACTAGACGATGCCAGAGCATTAATAGAGGATGAAATCAGCAATCTAGAATCGCCTGAGATGAAAGAACTCAAGGAGTTTGATCCTGACGCGTATATTAAAGCGCAAGACAAAGTTAGGGCTAAGGTTCAAAAGTTCGAGAAATTAAAGGCTAAGAGAGCTGATGAACATAGGGCTAGGCAGGATAAGCTTGTCAAGAAAGAGCGTGAAGCCCTTTTTGATATGTTCCCAGAGTGGTCCGATTCTGCGGTTATGAGTAAGGAAAGTTCAGAGTTAATGCAGGTGATTAAATCATTTGGATACACTGACACGGAAGTTCAAAACCTTACTGATCACCGAATATTTATGCTCGCGGATAAAGCTAGAAAATTCGACGCGATTCAATCAATTGATATCGAATCGAAAATTGTTCAACCAAAACCCAAGAGCGTCAAGCCTGGAAATGGTACAAATAAAGAGGATATCGCAAGCGTAGAGAAAAAAGGCTTACGGCAGAAACTTAAAAGTACTGGCTCTATTCATGATGCAATGAAATTATTTTAATTCGGAGCAATGACTAATGGCATTACCAACTAATACATGGACCAGCTTTTCAGCGGTCGGAAACAGAGAAGACTTAGCCGATATCATCTACGATATCTCCCCAACCGAAACCCCTTTTGTTAACCAAGCAAGCAAAGGTAAAGCGAAAGCGGTTTATCACGAGTGGCAAACAGATGCACTTCGAGCGGCGGCTTCAAACCGAGCACTTGAAGGCGATGATGCTACCGGCGCAACCCTAGCGGCGACTACCCGCGTCGGCAACTATTGCCAGATCTCAGAACAAACCGTTATTGTGTCAGGAACGCAACGATCGGTTGACGCTGCTGGCCGTGGTGATGAGTACACTTTCCAGACTTTAAAGTCAGGTAAAGAACTTAAGCGCGATATGGAGTTAGCGTTAACTCAAAACCAGGCATCCAGCGCAGGTGGTGCAGGCACTGCGAGGTCTAGTGCTTCCCTAGAATCTTGGTTATCAACTAACAAGACTTCAGTGGGAACAGGAACGGCTCAAACTACTCCAGGCTTCAGTTCTGGCACGGTTGCTGCTCCAACGGATTCAACGCTAGCGGGAACATTCACCAAGGCGGCTCTTGATGCGGTAATTCAAGCATGCTGGACTGCTGGCGGTGATCCTAGCACTATCATGTGTGGTGCGCACAACAGAACTATTGTTAGTGGGTTCAGCGGTATATCAACACTGCAAACTGATGCTAACGCTAATGGTAACGTCACATTGATGGGGGCTATTGATTTCTACAAATCAAACTTTGGCACTTTGAAAGTGGTTCCTAACCGATTCCAACGAGACCAAACTGTATTGGTGCTTGATTTTGAGTATCTTGGTATTTCTGCTCTGCGTGAGATGAACGTCACGCCACTAGCGAAAACAGGCGATAGTGATAAAGCTCAGCTTATTCATGAATTCACCTTAAACGTTAAGAACGAGGCTGCCAGCGGTAAAATTACTGATTGCACCACTTCTTAAAATTAAAACGCAAGATAATCAGGGGGCTTAGGCCCCTTGTTTTTTGAGGTTAGAATGAGAGTATCCAGGGCCACTAAAGAATTAGCGGAAAAGAATCGAGAGACCATGCTTAAGGCGGTTATATTCGATTTATGGGTTCATCGCCATTTAAGGAATCATGAACGGATTCGCGACTACGAAAAAGCCTACAACTTTATTCACAGTGAAGAAGAAAAAGAGGCGGAGAGCGATGAGCAAACGCTTATTTGATTACGACCCATTAACGCGAACAACCGAGATATATCACCACGACGAGATGACCGGCAAAACCAGCATCCAGACAGTACAGGATGCTGCTCCGTATCTTGAGAGAAATAAAAAGCTGGCTAACTGTTCCGAATACCGGGCAAAAGGCAGCAAGCAAGAGTTCATGCATATAGCAACCATTCCAAACAATGTGATCGTTGAGTTAAAAAGAAAGCATGGGGTAGATGTTTTTAATAATGATGACCTGCCAAAGCTTGAGCGGCTCCTGATGTCGAATGAGTTCAAATATCTGAGGACCGTTGATCGAATATGAGTTTTGAAAGCGAACTAAAACAAGCTAAAGACCTTTGTAAGACTGAACCCGATGAAGCGTTAAGAATCTGCAACACGATATTAAATGAAGATTTTGACGGCAAGTATGGGCAAATGGCGTTGTTTATGGCTGCTTATATCATGCTTCAGGCAGAGCGTTATGGTTTGGCATACCAAATGTATCAGCGATGCGCACAGCTTAACCCTAATATTTCTGAGATATATTCGAATATGGGGATGTGCCTAGAAGAGTCCGATCCTGGCAAAGCTAGAAAGATGTTTCAAAAAGCGAGCCACGTTAAGCCAGACAATGCAAACGCATACGCAAACGAGGCTTTAATTTGCTTACAAACAAATAAGGCTGAAAAATGCATTCAATTGTGTGATAAAGCCCTATCGATCGATCCCACATTAAAGGCGGCTAAGCACAATAAAGGTTTGGCTCAGCTAATGCTTAGGAAGTGGAGCGAAGGCTGGAGAAACTACTTTGACACGGTAGGCGTTAAGCACAGGGAGCGGAGAGATTACGGCTTACCCGAGTGGAACGGGGAGCCTGGAACGGTTATAGTTTACGGTGAGCAAGGTGTCGGTGATGAGATAATGTTTTCCTCTTGCTTGCCTGACATTATCAGGACCAACAAAGTTATTTTTGATTGCGACTCAAGGCTGGAGGAATTATTTAAGCGATCGTTTGATATCCCTATTTACGGGACCAGATTTAAAAAAGAAACTCCTTTACTAGATAATAATAAAGCGGATTACCAATGCGCTATCGGTCAACTCCCCCACTTTTACCGAAACAGCGAAAAAGAATTCCCAGGCACCCCTTATTTAAAACCTTGCCCTGATCAGTCAATTATGTGGCGCGCTCTATTTGACACATTCAAAGGTAAGAAAATCGGGGTCGCATGGTCCGGCGGGCTAGTAAGTACAGGAAAGAAAAAACGGTCATTTAATATTGAGGACTTTGAGCCTTTATTTAATGATAACGATACATTTATAAGTCTTGAGTACAATCCAGTAGATGAAGAGGCTAAAAATAAATACAAATTAAAAACGTACAGCAAGGTGACAAAAAAGGGAGGCGATATAGATGATTTAGCTGCACTTATTTCTCAGTTAGATTACGTTGTCACAGCCTGCACAACCGTTGTCTATATTGCTGGCGCGTTAGGTATTCCCTGTTATGTTTTAGTGCCCAAAGAGCCTGGATACCGATATCACAACAAAGGTTCATTCCCTTGGTATAAATCAGTAAAACTCATTCGCCAGTCTGGTACATGGCGTCAAACCATGAAAAAGGTAAAAGATGCTGAGAATATTTATAGGCTACGACCCAGCAGAGACAGTGGCCTACCACGTTCTATGTCAATCGATACTGAGTCGGTCATCGATTCCGGTCTCATTCACGCCAATTAATAAGCGAAATATCCCAGAGTTTAAGCGAGACAAGCAAGACGGCTCAACAGAGTTTAGTTTTAGCCGGTTTTTAACCCCTTACTTATCTGGGTATACCGGGCAAGCGCTGTTCATGGATTGCGACATGATAGTTCGGTGCGATATTGCCGAGATCCTAGAAGAGTGTGATTTATTCCATGATGTGTTTGTCGTAAAGCATGACTATATGCCAAAGGGCGGTACTAAGTTTCTAGGGAATAAGCAGCACGTTTACCCGAAAAAGAATTGGTCAAGCGTGATGCTGTTCAACTGCTTCACGTCGTCCTGTAAGCGCTTAACGCCCGAAGTAGTAAACGAGTCTAGTGGGAAGTTCTTGCATCAATTTGAATGGTGCGACGGCCTTAGAGTGGGCGAATTATCCAATAAATGGAATCATTTAGTCGGTGAGTATGCGCCCAGTGATGAGGCGGCAATAGTTCATTACACGTTAGGAACCCCGTGTTTTAGGGGGTACGACAAGCAAGAATACGCGAAAGAATGGTTTAACGAATTGGAATCATTAACACATGCTGATCAGTGAAGATTATCGAGAACAACAAAAACAACTGCATAAAAACCCTAACTATGGTGTGGCGTCGGTTGAGTTTGCCCCTATTGTCACGGCGTTAATTAATCAACTTCAAGTAACGGACATTTTA